AGCGCAGCGGCGGCTTCTCTGTGCACACTAGCGTCTTCTCTAGCTAAGTCTAACGCCTCTTGCGCTTTATCTACGTCTTTTTGAGCATCGTCAGCCGCAACAGCTTTATTTGATGCACTCTCAAATGCTGCCGCATTGATGTTCTTTTGAGCCTCTAGCATTTCCCTTAAGTGATCTCGTGCCTTAACCAGAGCATCGTTAAGGGCAAGTTCACTCTCAGTTTCAAAGCCACTTCTAAGCAGCCTTAGAGCCTCTGTCATGTCAACAGTTTCTGCTTTAGCTGACTTTAGATTATCTTCAAACTTCTTTATTTTAGCAGCGGCCTCATTAGCTGAGGTGTTCATCTCCATAAACATGCGACCAATGGCACTACCGATAGGAATGAGGATACCAAGGGCGGCAGATAAACCAACGGCAGCACCCATGCTCAACCCAAGTGGGCCAGCAACCATAGGTAGGATACCGACTAACTGAGAAGCCTGTTGGCTAAATGCAACAAATGCACTTGTTCCACCTTGCACCTGTACAGCAAAGTCACCGAACTGATAACCAAGCTGTTGAACAGCCATATTTGAGCCATTCATCCTGTTCTTAGTTTGATGCAACGCAGCATTTTGCTTTTGTGTAGCAAGAGTAACCCTCTCTTGCCTCGTAGCTAAGTAGTCTTGAACTTTAGCTAGTCTTTGAGAAGCTATAGCAGCTTTGTTTTGAGCTACGGTCTGATTAACCATAGCGTTCTTATACTTGACGACAGCACCGTAAGCCTGATTGCCTGTCATTCCAGTCAGTCTCTTTAGCTCTCTTCCGTAAGCTATAAGTGCCTTCGTTTGACGATCCTGAGTTACAGTCCCAGCGACTATCTCCTTAGATAGTTTAGCTAGAGACTTCTCCATCCTCTCAACACCAGTGAGAGCCGTTTTAAGAGACTTACCCTTGTCAACGACTTCATATTGGATTTGAATAAGATCAGCCATTTACTTCCTCGCCAGTAGTTTTAATCCAGAGATTATCCAGAGACTTTATAATGCTTACCTCCCAAGGCGAAAGGTCTACACTTGTAATATCACACCATGCTTTAATGATGTCATAAGATATTGGGTTAGGGCCACTCATACCGTAAGTTCTACCATCGTGTAGTTCTATGAAGGTTGCCCATAAGTGAGAGGCTGCATCAGGGAAGATTGCGTCAGCATTAGCTTGCTCAACTTCCGCTAGTTCTTTGCCTAGCTGTTTGGCGACTTGGGCTAGGTGGTCGGCCTCTGTAGCCTTACCTTTGCTACCAGAGACCTTCCTACCCATCTTAAAGGAATACTCAGCGTACTCCTCTAGTTCAGCCCTTACTTGTCCAAAAAAGCCTGTGCATCACCCAAGGCAGCATCAACCTGTTCACGAACCCAAGGGAGTGCTTCAAACACTTCTCGTACCTTAGCTTCTGTACAGTCTGGTTGTTCACCACTGAGGGTAATGTTCCATCCACTCACGCACTTTACCAGAAGGTCTAATGCGGATGCTTCAATTTCCTCAGCAGTGAGGTTGAGCTTACCACCAGTCCGTTGCGCTTTCATCAAGCGGCGGTTCTGTTGAGCGTGAGAGATAGTTTTGTATTTCTTCGAGTATGGCCCATGTACTGTAATGGTCATCTCTGAACGATCTTCGTTAGTCAGGATTTCAGAGTTAACGGGGTTGTACAGGGTTACGTCTGTAGTTTCTTTAGTAGTACCAATGTTCATCAAGTCCATATCGGGATTCCTTTTGATGTGTTGTCGAGGTTATGTCGGGTGATTTATAGTGGGGAGGCATCAGACCCGACACCAACGCCTCCCCGCCCTAGCTAGGGATTACGCTGTGCGTGTCATCTTCAAGTTTGTGTTCTCAACTGTGTCGTACAGAGCCACGAATGGCAGTGTAATCAGACGAGACTGAGGGTTTTGAAGTGGTACAGACGCACCATTATATTTTACACGAGGGAACTCAAATGTATATGCGTTGGAGCCTGTAGGATCGTCAACAGACACTGTGATTGAGCTTTCTGTTTCATTCAAGAACTTGTTGATGAGTGTTTCATCTTCGTAGTAAACTGTCATTGTACCTTCAACGACAGCACTACCAAACTCAAGTGATTGTGCATTGTCAGCGCCAACTACGAAGGTGGGAGCCAAAGAGTTAGAGAGGCTAAAGTCAATCGAAGTAACGATGGAAATACCTGAGCCACCATCTGTGATAGTACCTGAGTAGCTATCGAAGGGTGAGTTAGTTGTCGAAGCTGTTGGTGTACCACCAGTGGAACCTGTTGTACCAGCCTGTGTCATACCTTTGCCAACCATGTCGAAGGTCGCTGTGACCATTTGGTTAGGGGCGATGGAAAAGCTGGCGGTAGAAACTGCCATGCCTGTGAACAGACGGAACTGAGCAATGTCGTTAGCTGCATCTTCGATTGTAAAGAACTTAGGTGTAGTTCCAACCTTCAGGATGTTTGTAGCATACGAGTTAAAGAAAGCTGATTCTAGCAGTTCGTCATAGTCACCTTTACGGAGATCAACTTCGATAGAGCCACCAGCTTGCTTGTTACCGTGACGGTCAACTCGTGTCATACGGTCAGCTTGGATTTCATTACCTTCAACACGATCTTTGGTCAAGTCCAAGGAGTGTGAGTTAATAGGAAGGTTAGCGAAAGTGGGCGTGGATGGCGTAGTGCCGAAAGATGTCTCTGCAATGTACGAGAGACTGGAACGGCTACCTTGTGCAAAAGCCATGTTTATTCTCCTTCAAGAATAGTGTTAGTATATGTTGGTTTCTTAGCTTTGGGCTTTTCCGTGCAGGAAGGGTCAACAGCCGTAGCTACTTTAGCGGGAACCTCATCTCCGATGAGATATGTCTTGCCTGAGTAGACAAAATTCTTACTTGCTTTAGTCATAGTGGTTCTTTCTTTATGAGTAGATATACCAGCCGATATTAACTACCGTGTAATACCACGGGCTATCTACGAAGCCATTGTCTCTCTCAGCGTAGTCAATGGAGACTATGAAGGTCTCAGCATCACCGTTAGTAAAAGAAATGTCTGTTGTAGCTTCAAAGGCTGTCATAACCTTGTTGGATATATCGTCAGCAGTAGACGGGCCATTACCTTCGGGTGTGTAACAGAATACACGGAATACGCCTTGATACCGTTGTTGCGGATTTAAGCCTCGTACAGCGGGTCTACGAGACGTTGGGACAAAGGATACCTTGAGGAAGCTAGTGCCTGTCTGAGGCTCAAATGAAACGTTCTCATAGGCTATTCCAGAGGGTAGTCCAGCGGTGTTAGCTAAGTGGCTCTCAAGAGCGGCACGAATGTCATTGTAAATACTCATCCGAACTGGTTCCTAATCTTTGCGAAGACGTGGTATCCCGAGCGTCTCCAGTTAGTACCATCCTCAACATCTCTAGCGTGAGGGGATCGGTTACGAAGAGTAAACCTTGCATCACCAGACTCTAGCATTGTCTTAAAGTCTATACGATCTATGTCACCGATAAGCTGAGAGTAGGCTTGGTCTTTCATGGCTTGTGGGTTCTGGTTCTTGGGCCTGTTGTCTGAGCTTCTGCTCCTACCGCCACTAAAACCCGCTTTACCAATGGAAAATGAGGTTACATAAGCACCTGTGTCGATAGATTGGTCAGGCACAGCAACATAAACTGCGTAGGAAGCTATATCATCAAACTTTTGCTCAACTTCATCAGCTACTCTGTTTTCTATCTTATCCTTAAAGGCGTTCATTGTTGCTTGAATACTCATTAGTCTCTAACCTCACACACATAACAGATGGCGAGACCATCACTGTAGAAGGTTTGCACCGATACGATCTCGTATGTATTACCGAGACCGATAACCTTATCTTCATCGTCAGGGACGACAGCAAGACCTAGTGCTGGAATAATACAGCGGCTAGACCCACGACGAACTTCGTCACCAATGGGAAGCCCCACAGAGAAATTAAAGAAGTAAGAACTTACGGTGTAGTCTGTAGTAGCTGCACCATCTACTGCACCTGTAGCAGGGTTGTAGGTTCCAGTCGTACTGGTCTTCCTGAGTGTTACATCTGAACCAAAGTCTCTCACGAGATTTAGTAGGTCAAAGGAGCGGAATGACATATCTTACTCCTTATTCGTATTCAGGTGTTTGGTAGCTTGGTGGGTTCTTGAAACGATCTCTGCGGAAGGAGCCTTCGATACGGTTAGTATTAGCTCGTACAGCTTCCACGCTACTCTTGGTGATACCACCAGCTAGGACACCTACAGCAGCACCTGCGGTCTTACCTTGGTACTCTAGGTCATCTGCAAGGGCTTTATACTGCTTGGCTAAGTCGGAGTAGTCAGCACTTAAAGCACCACTTAGTTGTGTCGTTACTTGTCGGGAGTATTTAGCTGAGATAACACGAGCGGCCCAAGCACCAGAGTAATATACATTGTTCCCATTCTCAGAAAGGGCAAACGTAACCTCTTCGTTTTGAACCTGTTGGTCATCAGTGTTAGTATCGCCAACCAATAGGCGTACTGTATTGAGACGACCAGAGGCCGTGGTAGTGTCCAAGTCTGTAGGATCGTAAGACCATGCCATGTAAGTCGTCTCCGTTGTTATTAGTCAGCGAGAACCTTGTCTCGAATGTCGTAGAAGTCTTC